TGGTGCACAAGTATTCAGTCAAATGGCTACTGCTATTGAACCATTCATTGGTAAAGTAGAAGAAGGTCGTTTAAGTTTAGACCAAGCTGAAAAGATTATTAAAGCTGTTGGTATAGGTTTAGCGGTCGCATTTGGTGCTAAGACAATTGCAACTATTATTGAAATTGTTAGTGTTGTTGGTACATTAACCAAAGCACTAAAAGGTACTGTCATTGTTCAAACAGCATTGACAGCATTAAGTGGACCACGTGGTTGGGCTATTATTGCCGCAGGTGCAGTAGCCGCTACAGCCGCAGTTGTTGGATTGAATAAAGCATTAGGTGACACTAATACTGAAATGGAAAAAGCTACAGGTGGTGGTGCCGGCAATGATACTGGTACACAACCTGCAGGACCTAAACGCAAGACTCAATTCTATAGCGATGAAGAACTTAAAGCTAGAAAGATTGCGTTAGAAACTGCAAAACAAGCCACAGACATGATGGCTAAGCAAAATGATGAAGCCAATAAATTGCGTCAGATTACAATTGACACAATTGGAATGGAAAGTAATTTTGCTGGTTTAATTAAATCTAATGCTGATGCAAGAGCGAAAGCCGCAAATGAGATACAAGACCTAGAAGGCAAGATTCAAATTGAACAATCTAAAGGTCGTGGTACTAACCAAGAAGTTATCGCACAGTATCAGAAACAGATTGGTCTTAAGAAAGATCAATTAAATGCTACATTACAATTAAACAAAGCTGAATTTGATGCATTGAATGCCCAACAAAAGTTTGTTACAGGCGTAAACACAGATGCAATGTTGGCAAGCCGTCAAGCAGATTTAGATTTAATGAAGCAACAAATACAGTTTGGTACAGCAATTACATTAGAAGACCAAACACAATTAAAGTTGATGGCACTTGCAACTGAAGAAACTAAAAAGCGTATTGACCTAGAAAAAGAATTGACATTGGCAAGAGCCGCAGGTAATCAAGTTGCTGTTGACGATATTAATAAACGCATGACTGCTGATGCACAATATTACGCAACACGCAGACAATTAGAACAAGAGGCATATGATGTACAAATTGCTCGTAGAAATGATAGCGTAGCGGGTGCCAAAACAGCAATGGAATCTATTGCACGAAGTATGGATCCATTTACATTAGCACAGAATGCAACAACAAGTATGTTCCAAAACATGAACAGTGCTATTGATAATTTTGTTACTACTGGTAAGTTTAAGTTCAGTGATTTTGCTCGCAGTGTTATACAAGACTTAGCAAAGATGGCATTGAAAGCACAAGCAACACAATTATTTGGTAGTTTGTTTGGAGATATTGGAGGTATATTTGGTAGTCTGTTTAAAGCAGAAGGTGGACCAGTACAAGGTAATCAACCATATATTGTTGGTGAAAAAGGTCCTGAGTTGTTTGTACCACCAGGCGCCGGCAAGATTATACCTAATAATCAAATGAGTACAAAAAGTGTAGCAACCGGAGCAGTGAATGCACCAATTACAAACAATTATATTACAAATAATATTAGTGCAGTTGATAGTAAATCAGTCGCACAACTATTTGCTGAAAATAGAAAAACATTATTAGGAACAGTAGAAATGGCTCGTAAAGAATTACCATATACTACAAGAAGATAAGGAATAAAAGATGGCAGGTTTACAAACAATATTAAATTATTGCAACGGCATTAACATTGACCGTCGTAAGATCGTTGGTATTCAATTTACACGCAATGAAATACCTCGCGTAAGTCAAACACCAACAAAGAATCCATGGAAATTTGTGCTTGATATGCCTAATCGTTTTAGATATAGTCAAGCACGTGATTTGATGGAAGCATTAGATACATTAGATCGTATTACACCACAAGTAATTACATTTAGCAATCTACCTCAATTAAGTTGGATCTTTGCATATCGAGGCGCATTGGCTAGTCAACTTGGAGCAATCATAGTTACTAGTTGGGTTGGAACAACATTAACATTAAACGTAAGTGGTGTTACAGCAAGTCCTACAGCAGTATTATTTGAACCAAATGATTTAATTCAAATTGGTAGTTTAGGAGAATATCCTTACCCATTCACAAGCACAACACAAGTATTACGTGGATCTGGTTCCACTGTAGTTGTTACAACAAGTAGACCAAACATATTAACAGGTAATTTAGTAGGTGAAGGTATCATCGTTGGTAACAACTGTCAGTTCAATATGTTCTGTCCAAACATGCCAACGTATAAATTGATCCCAGGAGGTTATATTGGCAATGGCACAACAACGACTAGTAATGCATTGCTAGAATTTACTGATACTTTTCAACTTTTTGAATTTGTAGGAGACGCATAATGGATATTATTCCAGAAGTATCAAATAATGCTACTAAAATTAATAGTGCTGAATTTGTTAAATTAACAGTTTATAATGAATATTCAAACACAGCAAATACAACAGTTTATACTTTTAGTAGTGCCTACAAAGAAGAATTAATTGATGGTCAATTTTATACACCATTAGGTGGTTTATTAAGTGTTGGTGTTCAACAAAGAGATTTGCGTGTTACCGCCGCGGATACAAGTATAAGTTTAAGTGGTGTAGATGGTAATAATATATACATCGTACTTGCTACAAAAATTAAGGGTAGTGAGATAGAAATCATTCGTGGTTTTTATAACAACAATTATATATTGACAAATACATATCCAAGATTTACGGGTATTGTTACAAGTTATAACATTGCTGAAGATAGAATGGATGATTATGATACCTTTACAGTAACAATCAATGCAAGTAGTTATAAAACTGTATTAGAAAATAGATTAGCAGGTAGAAAAACAAATCAACAAAGTTGGCAAGTATTTAATAGTACTGATAGTTCAATGAATAACATGTATTCATTAAGTGGTAAAAAATTCGATTTTGGTAAAAAGCCTACAGCAAGTCAACCAAATCAAAGTGCCGCAACTAGTGAATCACAAGTTAATACTGACACTAATGTAAGTAGTGGATATTAAAATGAGAATAAGACGAGCAAATAAATTTGACCAAACTGAAATCTTTACAATGCTTAGACATTATAGAGAGAAAACACCTATATCTATGTTACAAGATATAAACAATGAAGAACATGTCAGTAAATTATTTCGCCATATAACATTAGGTGGTGGAATATGTTTACTTGCAGAAGATGTTGAGTATGAACCAATTGGTATGTTAATTGCATTGTTCAGTACAAATATGTGGGATCCAGATATAAAAATTATGGAAGAATTAGCATATTGGGTAGAACCTGAATATCGTGGTTCTACTGCAGGATATAGATTATTAAAAGAATACCAAAAAATTGCATTAGAATTAAAAAGTGAAAATAAAATTCATTGGTACTCAATAAGTAAAATGACAAATAGCCCAGATTTGAAATATGAAAAGTTTGGTTATCGCAAGATAGAAGAAAAATGGATAGCAGGAGTATAAAATGCCATCAACACTCATAGCGGCAGCAGTATCAGCGTTTAGTTGGTTAACAGGAGAAACAGTATTAGCATTTGTAGCTAGAACTGTATTGTTTACTGGCATTAGTAGATTAATTGCTAAAAGAGAAGCAAGTCAAAGTGGTAGTACACCCGCAAGTGGTAGAACACAAAATGCACCTGTTGCAAATAATACATTACCTGTTGTATATGGTACTGCATTTATTCCACCAACTATAACAGATGCAAAGATTAGTACAGACCAAAAATTTATGTGGTATGTTTGTACCATAGCAGAAGTAGCAGATACTACTATAACTAGTGCGTATACTTTTGGTGATATTTATTATGATGGTAAACTAGTGACATTTGATGGTAGTAATTCAAGTAAAGTTGTAAAATTAACTACAAATGGAATTACACCACAAGAAGATACCAGTATTGATGGTAAATTATATATTTGGAAATTCCCAAATGGTAGTAACAGTGGCATCAGTACTGGTGGCGCAAATGCAATTACATTATTAAGTGACAGTACAACAGGCGGTGGCATTCCAGCAAACGAAAGATGGAATGGACCTATATATTCATACACTGCTGGACCAATAACATATAGTCCTACGATGACAAATACAGCATTTCTTGTTGTAAGAGTTGAATACAATGAAGATGCTAGTTTGACTGGTTTGGGTCAAATGAATGTTGAAATAACAAATAGCCTTACAAAACCAGGTTCAGTGCTTAACGATTATTTGTTAAACACTAGATATGGTTGCGCTATACCAAGTAGTAAAATTGATGTTGCCAGTTTAGCCGCATTAGATGCATATAGTGATGAATTAATTACATATATTCCTACTGGTGGTGGTACTGCTACTCAACCAAGATATCGTATTAATGGTCCTGTAGATCCAGCAAATGATTGTTTAACTAATTTACAACAATTAGTTGATGCATGTGATAGTTGGTTACAATATAGTGAACTGACCGGTACATGGGGTGTTGTTATCAATCAAAGTTATACCGATTATACAACATTAAATGATTTGTTCTTAGTTGATAGTAGCAATTTAGTTGGCGGTGTTAACGTAAACCCAATTGATTTAAATAGCATTTATAATGAGATGGAAGTACAATATCCAGACTTCAACGTGCAGGATCAATATAATTTTCCAGTTGTTAAATTACAAGATTACTATCCACAATGGATGAGTCCAAATGAACCTGTTAATAGAATCAATTTACAATATCCACAAGTTAACAATTATATTCAAGCAAAATATCTTGGCGTGCGTAGATTAGTGCAAGGTCGATTAGATTTAACTGTAAATTTTACTTTAGACTATAGTGGAATTCAATTAGTTGCTGGTGATGTTATAAAAATTACATTAGCAGAATATGGTTGGGTAGAACAATTGTTTAGAGTAAACAATGTACAAGAACAAAAAAATCAAGATGGTAATTTGTTTGCAGTTATTACTGCATTTCAATATGATGATGATGTATACAATGATGATCCATTAACAGATTTTGTATTAGATGGAAACACTGGATTAAGTGATCCAAATATTATTGATAAACCTACAACTCCTATTATTACTAATGGTGCTGTAGCAAATGGTGCAATTAATTATTATGTTGTAAGCAGTAATGTACCTGCAAGTGGCACAACATTGTACATGGATTTTAACATTGGTAACAGTAGTAATGTTCAAACACATAAGTCTTATTCAAGTGTACAAGTTGGTGATGGTACTCCATATACTGCAAACACCACAGTTACAATCAATGTAGCTGATAGTTCAGCGGGAACATATTATTGGTCAGCTACTGCAAGAAATCAACAAGCAGGTAGACAAAGTAATAGTAGTGCTGGTTTTGTTTGGGGCGGACCTAGCGTAAGTACTTACAATGGTAATGTAGGTGGTATTACTGGTAATAACGTTGCGGCAAATAGTCTTTACTTAAGTAATTTTAATCCTAACTTATTGATACCAGAACTTATTAAAAGTTACAAATATGAAGTAAGTAATTTATTTGCTAATGTTGTAGTTCCTCCAGTCAACATAACTTCTTTAGGTACTTTGGCAACTGGTAATTGGGTAACACCTAAATATTTAAGTAATGTGTACAGTGGCTCAGATTCTTCAACTCTTTTCCCATATTATCAAAATACTAGTTCACAACTTAATGGATATCGTGCTAATAGCACAAGTAGTTTAAATCCTGCGCAGGCAAGTCAATTAATTCTTGCAAATGGAGATTA